CGCCAGCCGCTACCAAATTGTTGTTTTCGGTGATATAATCAATTTGGTCAATGGCGAATGTGCCTCCGCTGAGTTCAGACATTCTTCCCAAATGAGAAAATACAGCCTCTTTACCCTCGTAAGTGCCCGAAAGCGACCCTTTGCCCGGCTGATGCCATACTAAGTAGTCGGATAGCAAACTGCTTACTTTCTCAAAATCCCCTTTGGCTAAGGAAACATAAAACTGATTTACAACTTCTGTTTTTGTCATTTCTATATGTGTTTTTTTGTTTATTTATCGGCAAAATTATATCTTTGTGTTTTAATACGCAAGTACTTACGAGAAAGTAAGCTACTGACAAAAAAGTTAGAATTACTCAATATCAAACAGAAAAAATATTCAAAATGAACGAAAAAAATATCGATAATGATTGCCCCGTATGGCGTACAATGCAAATAATGGGGAGTAAATGGGCTATGCTTATTTTATTTCATCTTAGTAAAAAGACATTTCGTTATGGGGAATTGAAACGTACCATACCGCAAATCAGTGAAAAAGTACTCAATGAAGAATTGAAAATACTTTGTACCTACCGGTTAGTAGAGAAAGAGAGTTATCCTGAAGTACCTCCTCGTGTAGAATATTCGCTTACTGATTTGGGCAAAGAAGCTCTGCCTATAATAGAAGCTATCATTCGTTTTGGCAATGAACACTTGAAACATACGAATACATAATGCTTAAATAATTCACATTATCAAGTAGAGAGGCTGCTCGGTATCGGCAATACAAAGGTGTCTGTTGTCGGCGGCTTGCTACTTTAAAAGCGTTACAGCTACTGTAACGCTTTTAATATCTCAAAACCTTTCAAGGCTACAAAGGTACCGATGATTAGCAAATTAACGTGTGCCTTATCATCTGTGATAATTCCCCTGTACTTTACCGTTATGCGTTACTTTTATTTCGCTATTGCTCACTTTTTCGAACATATAAGTGTGTTCGTAAGAGGAGATTTTGTAACTAATCTTATAAAATTGGTCTGTTTTTTGATCTTTTATATCGGTAATAGGGAGTTCCTTCTCCATAAAACAATTGGTTGCTCCCATAGTTATTTGGCAAAAATCATTTGCCTTGAAAGCATAACCGTACTGCTTGGTGTTGTCTTTGAACCAAGAGCCTTGAATCCATGCCGGAGGCGAGAACTTCCCCGTAGAGTAGCTTCCGCCGCCTCCCGTACCATTGCTGTCGCTTTTACCGCAAGCTATCATAGCTACGATGGCGACTAATATCAGAATTGTCTTTTTCATCTTATTGTGTTTTTTAAAATTAACCGTCGGGCACAAAGGTACATTAAGTTCTTTTGACTACAAAACTTTTAACAATCTTTGTAGTTACTTCCTCTGCCGAAAGTTATCTCGATGGCTCATAAGGGCAAGTCTTGTATCGGGGCAAACCCATAAATGGTTATTTCCCCAATGCTTGACGTCTTTTGTATGAAAGACTTTGTTTTTCGTTAAATTTTCGCCTGCTTTCTGACAACTCTGCAACTGTTTATTGATAAGTCCATTGAGAGAACATATTCTTTCAATACAAATTGTATATACAATTCTACAAAATTATATACACAAATTCCTCTAATTGTATATACAATCTTCCTGAATTGTATACATAACTTCTATGATATATACAATTGTTCTGGGATGTATATATGTCTTTGTTTTGGTTCGAGATTGGTTAAAGTTGTATTTGCTTAAATTTTAGGACAAGGTTAGAAATAAGTTTTGGGTTGTGCAAAGTGTGTTTTGGCTTAAGTTTATTCGTAAAAATCCGAATTTGCCGTTTTGTATTGAAAAATCCTCTCGCAACACTAAGGTTGAAAGAGGTGAATAACCGTTTTATTTGTAGTCGGATGATTTGTTTGTTTTTATCAGTTTTTCACGAACTGTCTCAAAGCCCTTTTTTGCCGCCTCGTAACCGAGATGAAATATTTCGTCCATTCGGTCTTTGGAGGTCTCGAAAGTACTATAGTCGGTTGATTCTAAAGGTAATATGCACCAGTCACACAGGTTGTCTTGTGTTGCCATATTTTGCCTCATCATAATTTCAATAGCTCTGAGAACCACCGATTTGATAGAGCCAAACTCTTTACTCTCTTTGACTGTTGTCTCTTGCGTATCCAAATTTACACCAATGAGAAAATCGCATCGCCCCTGTATGATGTTTGCAGGGAAGTTAGCTAAAATACCGCCATCACAGTATAGCCTGCCTTCAATCTGCACGGGCGAGAATATGCCGGGGAAGGCACTCGAAGCGGCAATGGCTTCCTTGGCTTTGGTGTATCGGTTGAATGTTTTGAGCCGTCCGGAGTTGATATCCGTTGCCGATATGTACATCTCTTTGGGAAAATCAACAAGTTTGGTTTCCCCGAAAACGACATCCAAATAGTCGATAAATTTTTCCGCATCCAAAAGCCCTGCTTTGCTGAACGAAAGATGATTCCACGAAAACAATTTGACCGATTTGAAAAAATCTAAAATCTCGGCAGGCTTTTTCCCGACAGCGTACAGTCCCCCGACGATAGCCCCCGCACTCGTACCCGAAATAACGTCTATCTGTATATTCTGCTCTTCCAAAAACTGCAATACCCCTGCGTGTGCCAACCCCTTGTGTCCGCCACCCGAAAGAGCCAAACCTATTGATACCTTATTATTCATTATTGTTTGTGTTATTATTTTTTTTGTCATTTTGTGAGCTTTAAAATTTTTTCGATGTTGTGATATTTTTTAGTTACAATACAAAGGTAGTGTAAATTTTGAGGATAAAATTGTCTGAGAGGCTCATTTTTTTATTTAGAACGTGCTTTGAAAAATATGGAACAAAAAATCCCCTCCGCAACGCTAAGGTTGAGAGGGGAAATTCTATGTCTTTAAAAAACACTATTTTTTTCTCTGCTCAAACAGCCATTTTACGAGCAGGAGCAATAAGTATCCCCTCCAAGACCAGAAGTGCAGAAGATTAAAACGACGAGTACAAAAAATTATTCTATTAGTTATTTGTATCGAAGGTACTTTGTTATACCCTCGTAATCATTGTGGTAGGATAAATGAAAAAAACAGGTATCAACCCCGCCTTTGACTTGATATTTGTCTCGTCGTCGGTAGATTGACACCGTAAAATCGTTTTTCGTGGTAGGCGAGGACTCCGTCGAAATGGAGGAGGCTTGTTTATTCTCCCAATCTTACGATTATTCGTCCGGTATATCTTTGCCCATTATGCCTTGTTTGTACTATTTACTATCCAATATTCAACCGAAGCTAGTTTGTATCTGTTTATTAAGGCTTGCATTTCGTTGGTAGCTTTCATCTGCTCGGGCAATACGACAACAAATCCTGCATCTGCGTTGCTGTATCTTGTGTCTTTTACAAAATACGCCTCTTTACCGAAATAGAACTTCTGTTTCTTAGGGTCTGTTTGGCGGAAAAAGAAATAGCCTTTGACTGTCCCTATATCTTGTATGCGTATACGACGCTCCTTATCATCGTACTTGTCGTTGAGTATCTTTTCCAAAAAACATACCTGAGGTGTAATAGACAGGTCGTCGTCTATTTTTTTGTGCAAATCTATAAATCCTTTCAAAATACCGTTTAAGACAATGCCCATAGCGGTCAATATGGATTTTGCCACTCCTGTGTAAATTCGGGGTAAGAAGGCGAACCCGACTACTTGTTTAAAGTTTATCATATTGGTACGGTCTTAGTTCTATTATATCCTTTACTATCGTCATATAGCCCGAGTTAGGAGAGTATGTGCTTATTATTTTCTTAGAAGGGTTGCTTCCGTAGCTTGCCGACGATTCCAATACCTCGGCAACACGCACTCCGTCTACTTTTTGGATAGCATCTATCAGAGCCATGTTCGAATAAATGCCGTCGAAAGGCATACTCTCCAAGTATTCGGATACCACCTTCTTAATATCTTTGGCTTCCAGTCTCTTCAGTGGGTCGTAATGTATAAGCAAATTAACGTTGAATTTGTCTGCATCTCCGCTCGATAGCAGCACCCTTACGCCTGCGTCTTTTATCCTGCTGACGTACGCCGATACTTTTTTTACGTCATCATCGGAGAGACGGCTCGGCTTGCCGTCCTTTTGTCCTGCTATTTTTGCGGTCAAAACGCCGTTTCTTTCTGTCAACGAACAGTATTTTACTATTCGTTTTTTTTCGTCTATTTTCGAATACACACCGGTATCCTTATTCAGATCACCGTCCTTTTGGAACGCTTTGATTTTCTCTGCATACCAGCTCAGGGTATGAGGGCGAAGGCGATTGAAATGCTCTTCGAGCTTGGCGATCCTATCGCCTACTATCTTTTCGAGTACCATCAAACCGAATGCCTGGGCATAAAACAGTAGGTTCTCTATGCTCACCGCCGAGAACTGTTCGTCGAATGTCTTATCGGTGTCAATCCCGTAAACTTCTTTTATCCCCGGCTGTTTGAGCCACTCGTCTGTCAATTTCTTTTTCCACTCTTGTGTTGTCATCTTTTTATTCAAATGTAAAATCAAACGTACTATCAAAAATTTTTATATCTCCCGAATATAATGCGTCGATACCTGTTGCGGGTCTGATACCCTGAGCAGCGTAATATTCAAACACACGCTTGTCCGTTATTTCTCCGTTGTAATATATCTGTTCTCCTGTTTTCAACATATTCGACATATCAATCTCGTTTTCTTTGGCTATCTCGTATGCATTGTCGGCGGAGCCTGTAAGTATGAGAGCTATGTCGAGTGGAGTCTGGTTTTTGAGAATCGTGGTGTATGTTGTCATTTTGGTCTTAATACGGTTTTAAAAAGTATTTTTATTGCGATATAACACAGAGATATAATACCGATTATCATAAGTCCTTTTTGCCAAGCGGGTATGCCTTTTTTTGTCTCTATCGTACTCTTTGTGGCGATTTTGGACATAATACGCTTTTCGCTCGACAGGATAAGGCTGTCTATCTGCGACATTGTAATGCTTGCCGTAGTATTGTCTACGATATGCCGGTCGTTATATCTGCCGCCCTGCCTGTCGGTAGTCTGTGCTGTGGAGCGAATGATTCTGCCAAGTGTATCATAATCAATCGTGTTGTAGTCGATACGTTCGGTTGCCCATTCGGACAGTTGTTCCTTTGTTTCGGTAAGTCGACGGAGGAGCAGGTCGAGCATTCGGGTCTGGACCTGAACCAGACTGTCCTGCTCATTTAGCGTCGTCTCGCTTTTCGAGACCGAGGCAGTCGTGCTTTTGGTAGGAGTGCAACTACCCAAAACCGCTACTGTGCAAACTACTGCACTCCATACTGTCAACTGTCCGATTAACTTATTCATTTTTGCTATCGAATATTTATTTACGACTGTTGTAAGTAAAGTCTACTGAGACAAAATAATCAATACTTATCGTATGGTTATCGTGAAGAAGAGGAATTTTAAATAACTCAACGGGGATATAAGCATATAGACTACCGTCTTTTGTCATTTTTACAAAGTGAGATACAGAGATTTTTTTTTCATCATCTATGTTTTCTGAAAAATTACCATTTGCCCTTATTAAAGCGGGGTATACCACTCCGTAATGTTGGGGCACTACTACCCCTGGTATTATATCCCCCATATCGGTATTCTTAAAAGGTAATTGTGCCACTTTTATGCCTTTGGTAGAAAGTTCAGAGTCTATGGGAGAGGCAAATACCGAGAATGTTCCGCATATATTGACCTGACCATTGGAATATACCGTTTGTCGTAAAGAGCCTTGGATATATTTTTCTTTATTACTCAAATCAGTAATATCAATATCTGAGACGACAGACTGACATATATTTGCTCGTACTATAGTGGATAGCCTAAAAGGGTATTTCGTAGAAGGATTTAATTGTGCGTTAACAACAGTCCCTTTATTGCTATAATATGCGTCGTATAGGTTTCCGTCAAAAAAAGTACATTGTTCCGTTGTGGAGGTTGTCGAAATATACAAGTCTATGTCGGGGTCAATACCTGAGAAAACATTTCCTTTTACCGGTATCAAATCATCTCCTGTCCATAAGAATCCGTCATCAACGGTTACATCTGTGACTCCTTGTTTATTCATTTTTGTTACATTAAGTCCACAGACAATAGTGGGAGTCTTGCCAAATAAAGCGATACAAACATTTGTTATCGAGGTGGCGTTCTGGTCCACTATTTGCATAAACTTTTCGTCGGCAGGGAAGCCGCGTAGCACATTATTGAAAATTATTCTGTCCATATTCGTTTAATTGTTGTTTAAGTTCGGTTTAAGTTCGTCTTTTACTTGTTCTACAAGCTGCTCCCAATTCTCTCTGGATACCTTGTCGAGCAGCCGATATATTTTATTGTTAAGTATGTTCATTTTAAGTAAATTGTATTCCAATTTGTCTATTTTGCCCTGCATAGCGTCGAGCTTCTTTTCGAGTAGTTCGGCTTGCTCGCGCCACATACGGGCAAGGTTCTCTATGTTTTGTATCTCGGTTTTTTCGGTGTCGACCGCTACCTGCTTGGTGTCTGCCTTGAGGCGACGTATCTCTTCGTCTTTTTGCTCCTTTATTTGCTTTATCTGAATGAGTGACAGCCACAGCCCTCCGCCGAACAAAACATTTAAAATAAGGCTTATTACTTCAACGGCTCTCATAATCAAATGTTCTTATACTCTTCTTTTGCGTCGAACGACGGACAAGCCTTGCGGGCGAAGTCTCGGTGTCCGTAAATCACGGCTGCGGGGTAACGCAGTTTTAGCTCTTTAAGTAGCTTTATCAGAGCCGCCTTTTGTGCTGCCGTGCGTGTGTCTTTCGGCTTCATTGCCGCATCGCACCCGCCTACGTAACACACGCCGACTGAGCAGTGATTCTGTCCTACGGTATGAGCTCCTATCCGACGTTCGTCTCTGCCCTTTTCGACCCTGCCGTCGAGGTGAACGACATAATGATAACCTATGCCGTTGTATCCTGCCTTACGATGCCAACAGTCAATCTCCCTGCCCGTTACCTCTCTGCTTTCGGGCGTAGCGGTGCAGTGTACTATTATCTTGTCGGTTGTCGTTCTGTTATCCATTGTTATCTATATTTTTTTCAAAATTACGTCGGCTCGATATTTTGTACAAATACTACTGCCATTTCGGCACAGATATGTCGAAACTCTTACCTTTTTCTACGTACTCTTCGTATGAAGTGATGAATTTGAGTAATCTCGTTTTCTGTCCGTTATCGTTTGAGGTATAGGCTCTCGACAACATCAGGGGCTGAACGTAACCGCTATCGGGCTGCCAGCCGTGCAGAGCTTTTGCCAGTTGGTGTTCCAACTCGAAGTACCGTATGGCACGGTTTTGTATCTCCTCGTGCGTGTATTCGTGGTTTGGCAAATAGATGTCGGTCAGAAGACGCAACGTAAGCTCTACGTTTGCAGTCGTACCGCCGAGAACGATATTTTCGTATACCGTCTCGGAGAAGTCTATCAATACCGACGGCAAGTTGGCTGCCGACAACCACTTGTCCTTATTTGCCTGCCCATAGTCTGGTTCGACCGTTTTTATACCAGATACCTCCGACTGTATCCTGTGTTGTAAATCGAGATAATATGTTGCAAAAAAACTATCCATAATCTATCCGTTTATTTATAATCGACATCCAATTCGATACCGTCAGCTCCGATTTTGAGCGAATTGATATGCAACCCTTCGTCGAAGAACTCACGGCGTATCTCACGTATCAGTCGGTCGGGAGTATTGTCTTCGTCAAATCGGCTGATACCTACGCCTTTGAGGGGTTTCTCTTTGAACTCTCCTTTGTTTGCCTCTATAATCAGTTTTGCGTTCTGTAAGGCAATATCGCCTACTACCATTCGTTGGTTGTCGATTAGGATATTGCCCCCCGCTTTGTCATTCATCTTCAACAAAATTCCTTTCATATCTTTTTAAACGTTATTTAATCAATGTTTAAACCGCTTGTCTTCGAAGTTCGATTTTATGGGTTTGGGGGTATCCAGTTCAATCTTCAAGCCTAATGGTGCACCATTGCCGGCAACCGTGTGGGAGGAAAGTTTCGATTGTATTTTATTTAAATCATTATACACTTGTTTCATCCACTCTATCATCTTGTCTATTTTCACCATTCCGTTGTTGTTGCCGTTGTTGGCTACTATGCCGTCTTTGTCGAGTATTAGCGTGGTGTCGGCTATCTTCGCCGACAGGCTGTCGTATTCGGACGCCGCTATAACGTATAGGTCGCCTCCTTCGATACGCGACACCAATACGAACGCCCCTGCTTTGGGGGTGAGCACGACTCCGCTCTGTCCTTCGGTAATCGGTTGTAGGCGTACGCCGTAATACTCCGTATCGTCGTCAATAATGGTACAGGTACGCTCCTGCGAGTCTACTTCCACTACATTGGCAAGTATCAGTTCACCCGTCTTTACCACTTTGTTGCAAAACTCTGCAAACAAACTCCTTACTTCACTTTCTGTCTTTGCCATAATATATCAAATTTAGTTTCTGCCTGCCTCCTCTGTCGTCGAAAGAGCCTTCGATGCTCTCTACAAAATACTTTCCCTCTCTGTCGGGGAATCGTTTGTCTATGATTTGGCATACATCGCCTTTGCCGAAAAAAGGTATTAGAAAAGCGGTGATAGTGCCTTTGTATCCCGTGTAATCTTCTTGTTTTTGCAGTTCGCCTCTTACTTCTTTCAGAAATGTGTCGGGTAATCCTGTCCGTACTTTTATCTCTTTTATGCCGCCTTGCCCGCTTTTGTCGGCTTGGGTACGTTTCGCCTCGCCTGTGGGTAATTTGTGCATCAGGTTGACGGAGACATTTGTCGCTGCACTGTCTTTTTTCAGCTCCTTGTCTTCGACAGTATTCCAGCCCACACGCAACTTATGTGTAGGATGCGGTATGGCGTACCTCGAGGCTCCGACAAACAGGGTATCTTCCTCGAAATATACGACACACAGACACTCTTTCTGAAACCACTCCAATACGTTGAGCCCCGGCATATTTTTGAAAGTCAGGTTTTTGAGCGTTATTTCCGGTATATACGGCGATAACTTTATGTCGGTTCCGTGTGTCAGGTCGTCCAACACCTGACGTATCGTAGCCGATTTATAAGATTTCGTAAACGACACATTGCGAAGCAGATAAGAGTAACCCTCACACTCCAACACGAGAGGTTGTGCGTAGTTGATTTGTTTTATGAATCCTTTGAAAAAACGGTGTTTTTCGTAGTTATATCCAAGATGTACCTCTACGGCGTCGCCTTCGTGAAAAATTGTTTCTCCCCGAGAAGCCGTTGCAGAGAAAACGGTATTGTTTTTCACCGTATTGGAGAGATACGGGTTCTTCGGGAGGCTTATGGAACAGGTGTCAGCAAAGTTTTTGACACTCTGCGACCACTTGACGGCAGTAGGTTTTATTCCGCGAAATCGTGTAACGACTCCTTTGTTGTTATTGACTACCTCTATATCCGATACCATTCTAAACATATCCGCTCAAACTCTCTCTATTATAAGACTATCGACATAATCGCTTTCGAGTGTCATCGAAAAAGGGCGGTGGCGTATGCTGCCCCCTTTTATCTCGGGCAGTTCGAGGCTTTCGACAACGACTTTGTTATTGCCCGGCATAAACATATCGGTCAGACCGCACCACAGCTCGAGAGACTCGGTGTTTTTCGACATCTCTATGAGGCACTCTGTCTCTTCTTTGGGGAATTGTCCCTTGTCGCCGGTCAAGATACCTTTTAGCGTTATTACCCAATCTCCTGCCGAGAACAGCTCTTTGACCGTGCCTTCACGTTCGGCTACGGCAGTTCTTATTATCGTATTGTGTCTGCTGCAACCGATTGTAACACAAGGTATATACAATTCTTTGCCGGCAGTACAGAGGGTTACGGGCGTCATCACGTCGATGCCTCTGTATTTTTCGATAAAGCCTATATTGTCTGCCGAGCCGCTTTTAGAGGTTTTGTTGCCGCCGGTCGAAGAGTCGGCTATGATATACGGTGCGTTGAAATAGGACTTGTATATCTTGCTATGTTCTACTATAATATTGCTCATTGTGCGTATCCTCCCTGAACTACAACCCTGCCGAACATTTCGAGTATAAGAGCTTCTATGTTGTTTATACCTTCTTGTAATGTCTGAGGGGAAATATTGATATTATCCAAAAACTTACCGATTGTAATATTGACCACTTTGGGACCGCCTGCCGCTGCGGTACTCGTATTTGCTTGCGACAGACCGTTGTTTTGTGATATGTTGCTTTTTATGCCTTCGAGCAACTTTGTATTGGTTGCTTCTTCAAGCATTTTTTCCTCTTCCGAGGCTTTTTTCTGGTTTTCTTTTTGTTGTTTTTCTGCCCTGGATGCAGCTATACCTTTTTCTCTGCCTTCTGCGTAGGCTTCGCCGAGATTTTTTGTCGAAGCAACAGCATTTTGTACCGCCTCCACGCCGGATATGTTTTTAGCGGCGAGCTTAGCCATCTCCCACGCCTGCTCGAATTTGCCCGAGAAGAGCAGAGAGATGGCTTTACCCATTCCTCCTATACCTTCGAGTAATCCTTTTATGCGGTCTATGACAAAGTCTTTCAGGATTTTACCGAATCCCTTGATTACCTCCCATACTCCGTAGATAGCACCCCGAAAACCTTCGAACTTTTTCCAAGCCAATATTATGCCCGCTACGAGCCCTACCACCAACGCCGAGACCCAAACTATCGGATTTGCCAATATTGCCATATTAGAGAGCATAACGGCAAGAGTAAACCCGTTCTGAACGAGAGTTATAATGCCTACAACAGTCTTATATGCCAACACGGCAGCCGAAAGAGTGCCGATAGTGGCAGCAAGTCCTATTACTATCGGGTTGCCCTCTTTGAACTTATCTATCAGCCACACTATGCCCGAGCCGACAGTATCTATTACTTGTGTAGCAAAACTTACAAGCGGATTCAGTATCGGCGATATTGCCGAGAAGATATTGACGGCCATCTCCGACAGAGAGTTATACATTTTATTCACTCTGCCTTCGAGCGTATTAGATGCTATTTCGGCTCCTTTGTAAAACTGTCCTCCCTCTTGGGTAGCCCACTGTAACGCTTGTGAAAGCATCTCGGACGATATTTTTCCTTGCGACATTTTCTCTGTTAGACTGTCCATGCTTTCGCCCGTTTTGTCGCTTATGACCTGCAATGGATTGAAGCCGGTTTCCTTCATCTTCGCCAGGTCGTCTCCCATCAACTTGCCTGTGGCGGTTGCATTCGAGAACGCTTGTGCCAGACTACTCATACGGTTGGAGTCGCCCATAGCTATATCGCCTATCTGTTTCAATTTGTCGAAAGCAAAACCGCTCGACATACCGAAAGACATCATAAGCTTCTGCGACTCTATCAGCTCGGCTTTGTCGTAACCCGTTTTTGCCGCATATTGCGACATATTGCCGAAGAGTTTGTCGGTACCGCTGCGGTCTCCGTGCATAAGAGCCAAGACTTCACGTCGCTGCCGTTGGTCATTCATACCTTTTGTGATAGACGCACCCAATCCGTCTTTGAGCATCATCAGTGGGTTTTTTATATAAGCTGCTCCCGGTATTGAGTTTAAGACCTCTTTTGTCTTTGTTTTAAACAACGAGTCCTTGCCTAACTTTTTTGTATTGCCTATTCTTTGTTCGAGTTGTTTTATTTCGGTATTTATGGCGCGTATTTTATTTATTTCGCCCGAAGGAATCAGGTCTCTTTTTTTCTGCAGCTTGTCCATTCTGCCAAGCAATTGTTTGATACTCGACGTCGTTCGGTCGAAGTCTGAAGATATGCCTACATCTATGAGTACGTTGCGCTTTAAAGAATGAATATAATCTAATATATTTGCCATGTTTGTGATGAAATAATTTTTTGTGTAAAACACCTCTGCCGATTAAAGCATCGATTGTTGTTTTTCTCTCTGTTTTCGATAGATAATTGTGTGTGATTTAATGTTTTATCGGCAAGGGTGTTGTTTGTCAATGAGCCCGCGTGACGGTATTGCCTTTGTTTAAATAATACTTCGTCCTACGCCTTTCTCCCAAAGTTTAAGGGCAATGCCCGTGCGGTAATAAAATAGTTCGGGATTTTCCCTCAACATTTCACTGCCCAGAAACATTACCCCAAAAACAGTGTTTGTCTCGAAGTTCGTCTCAAACTCTTCTTTTCCTTTGTCTAAACAGCGTAAAAAGAGCTTTTTTTTAGTTCCAACGAGTTTTGTACCTGTAGCAATGCCGCTATCAGATACTCTTCGTTGTCTCTTATCTCACTGTCTCCGTCGAGCCACAATTCGCTGAGCAGAAATTCGTTTGCTTTGACGAATCCGAGTTCCGAATTTACGGTCATCATCGTATAAGTGCCTATCTCAGCGACTCCTATTGGTCTGAGTACAGCCAACTTACCTTCTACCTCTATCACATTCAGTTTGCGGGGGGCATATTCCTGCTGCCAGCCCTCTATGCGTTGACGCCCGAAACGTTCGTACAGACGTGCCAACACATCGTTTTTCGGTTTATTGACAGCAGGGATACCTGCGGTTTGTTCCTTCTTTGCCATAGCCGTTTTATTCTTTTACTTGAATAATATCCATAGCAATGAACGGTAGAGTTACCTCCCGCATTTTTGCATTCTGTTCCATAGCATTGGCAACCTCCGTAAAGGCTATCCCGCGTACATTGAAGATTGTTTTGGGAGACATAGCCGATTTTTGCAGTTTTATCGTCATAGATATTGCCTCGTGCGGCACTTCGGTGATGTCGTTGTAGCCTGCTATGATTGCTGCTTGATTTAAAGCATCCAACTCAAATCCGAGAATCTTTACGTTTCCCTCACATTTAATGTTACCCTCCTGTATGTCGATAGGGTTTTGTCCTGCTCCATACAGATGTTCTTTTTCTACACTTTTTTTCAGTTCAAATCCACGCAGACCGTTTATTCGTCTGCCCAACAAGATTAGTTCGCCGTGTTTCCACGCACACTCGTTGCTCGAAATATTTACATTTGCCATATTCGTAGTTATTATTTATTTATTGTTGCCGTCAGACCGAGTCTGATATTTATCCAAGTAAGGTATCCCAGAGGCAGTACCTTAATATCCACAGGCAGATTCGATGTATTTGCCAGATTGACCGAGCGGTCTACCTCTACGGCTATGTCAGATACCTGTCCTCTTAGACCTGCCCACAAAGAAGATTCTATAACGTTCTCGATATAAGAAGCCTCCGAGTCGTTGATAGAGCCATTGCTTTTGAGCGTTACGAAGTTTTCGACAAAGGGCTGAAAAGCAATCGATGCTATACGTTGTGCCTTGTCGATGACTCTTCCGTGAACAAGTATTCTGAAGTCGTCGTCAGAGCACATATTGTCTACTCCGAAGAAGTATCCTGCTACACCGGTGCGGTGGTGAAAAGTCAAGAAGCCTGCATCGTGTAGTGTCTCCATTTCGTTTATCTCTTCGATAGGCTTGGAACCGATGTAGATGCTTTCTGCTGTCAGAGCACCGTTCTGTCCG